TTTACCCGCAAGATTTGATGGGATAATCACAAAAACAAATAAGCTGATCAACCTTAAACTTGGTTTGGATGGTGGCAAATTACTAAGAGGCGGAGTGCTTCAGTCATTCTTTGACTCTAATATACTTGGTACTGATCTTAAGAATATGACATCAAAGGCAGTAACCTCTAATACAAACATGAAAGATTATGTCAAAGGTCTGAAGGAGATGATTACCGGATCACCTGATACTAAGGGAGGTCTCGAGAGACAGTTTCAACGATTCGCCTATGACATATATCAGCAGTACGATGCAGCCTATAATCGCATGCTAGGTAATGAGTTTGGATTTACTTATTTCATCTATCAGGGTGGATTAATTGTTGATTCACGTGATTTCTGTGCAGCTCATAACAATAAGGTTTGGAGTATTAAGGAATCAGAGTCATGGGGGGAGTGGACACCCTCAAAAGGTGAATACCCTGAAGAATACGAGGTAAAGCAAAAAGACATTTATGCTGTTCCTTCTTACCTGGGTTATCCCGGTTACGACCCCCTTATTGATCGGGGTGGTTATAATTGCCGCCACGGGGCCGGGTGGATATCTGATGAACTGGCTTTCAGGTTAAGACCGGAATTAAAGATTTAACAAATTGTTATTATCATAAAATTATCAATTAAGTAAATTTGTTGTTTTAACCTTCATTACAATGGATAACAAGATAGAAGTTGAAATAAATGGCAAGATTCGGCGTATCATGCCTCACATGTTAGAGGATTTTGAGAGACTTGGAGCCACAAGAACAAGGAAAATAATCAGAAACGCACCGCCTGAGATACTACAAAAAGACATGGTGCTTCCCCCTGTAAAAGTAGAAGAGTTAAAGAATAATGAGAAACCCACTGGTGATGTAAAGTCCAATGTACTGCCTGAGATGAAAACAGTAGAACCGATAAAAATAGCACGTAAACCACCGGTAAGATCAAAATCAAAGAAGTAATGTATCTGATAAAATCAAAGAAGACAGGACGTGAGGAGACGTTATCAAATGAGGCTTATGCCAATATGGTAAAGAACGCCCCCGAGGGTTTCATGAAACGATTCAATGTAACAGAGATAAACATGCGGGCTATTATTACCAAGCCCCCGATTAAACTAGAAAAAATAAAAAAAGAATGAAGGCTGAAGAGCAAACTCTATTAAATGAGACACTGGTAAAGGTCTTTAAACTTACCGAGGAGCAGGTGTCCGGGCTTTATAATCAGGACGGAGATTTAACAGACTTAAAAGTTGTAACAGAGGCAGACGAAAAACGTGTTGCCAAGTTTAATACCGAGAAGGCGCAACAACTTAACAGAGGCATAAAGGAAGGTGCTGAGAAAGTTGAGAAAGCGGTCAAGGAGAAGTATACTGTGGAATCTGATCTGATAGGAGTAGAATTAATTGATTCTATTGTTCTTTCACAAGTTGAAGAAGCTACAAAAGCAGGTAGTAAGGACATATCCAAGCACCCGGAGTTTATTAAGCTGGAGTCAAGTATTGACAAGAAGCTTAAAGACAGAGATAAGGAATGGGAAACAAAGTTGTCGGAACGTGAACGGGAATTTAATAAAGAGAAGCTCTTTGAAAAGATAAAAGATAAAGCTCTTGTTAATCTCGAAACCAGAAAGCCGATACTCCCAACTGATCCACGTAAGGCGCAGGTATGGCGTGAGACTTATATAAACGAACTGAGGAATGGTAATTACCAGGAGAGCGATGACGGAACCCCGATTGTCTTAGACAAAGAGGGTAATGTTTTAAAAGACTCGCATGGTAATCCGATCACTTTTGATGAGTTTGAGAAGTCAATATCTGATAAATATTTTGAATACCCTGCTGCAACACCACGAACAGGATCAGGAAATAAACCTCCTGAAGTCCCTATGACTGGTGGGGAACCAAAGACAAAAGCTGAAGCACTTGAGAAACTCAAAGATCCAAAAATTACTCCGGAAGATCGTAAGAAATTTACTGATTTAATGGACAATTTAAAAGACTAAAAAAATGAGTTTAGAGATTTCATGTGGATACCTCCACACAATACAACGGATGGCCGATGATATATGGGCCGACCCGATGAAAAATAATGATCTGATCGCTGAAGTTATTACCGCTAATGCTCTATTGCAGAACCAATCTGTCAGCTTTACCGAGATAACGAATGGCAAGAACCAGGAGTTACGTGTTGAATGGCTCACCAAGTGTACCATTACACCTACTTCCTGCACTGATGACTGTACTATAACCGGGACCGATGCTGATCCGCAATGCAAGGATTATGAGATAGGTTGTCTTTATGAAACAACCTTTATGGTTCCACTAAGGGCCTATCGGGATCGTACTATCGAGATGCAACAGTCTATTGCTTTCCAGAAGCTTGCTCACATGAAAGCCCTTGATGAGAGACTTACCCAGTATCTTATCGCTGGTATCGTTGCAGGAGCAGGAACAAACCTATTTACCGGCGGGATAGGTACTGTTACAGGTACTACTACTTACATCCCCCCGCAGTACTGGGATGATGCCATATGGGGTTATTTCGACCAGGTACGCAGACTTAATAAGTTCCGCAATCCTTATCTTATAACAGGTAACAATCTTTATCAACTGTTGTTTAACCGTCCTCTTGAGGCTGCAAATGCTCAGGGTGGTGCTGCAAACGTCCGAAAGATTAATACTCTTAGAGTATATCAGGATCCTGAGAACATTGAAGATCATGCAGCCAGCCAGTCGCTTCTGCTTCACAAGACAGCAGCCGCCTTCCTTAATAAAGCATGGAATAAAATCAATCCTATCAATGCAGAGGTTAAGGCCGGGCAGTATTGGGAATGGGCAGAGGAAAGCAAGAACATACCGGGAGTATTTTATGACCTCACAATGAAGGAGACTTGCTCCGGTGATGAGTTTTATCAGGCTTATAAGATCAAGCTTCATGGGTTGTTTGCAACTAATCCTTATCCATGCGATGAAGACAACACCGGGATCATAGTATTTGAATGCGGTACAGGAGCTTAATTTAACATAATGTTTTTAATCTTATGGGTACATATAATTAATTTTGTATGTACCCTTAATTTTTTAAAGAGATGAAAAAGAAGAAGGTCAGAAAACGCAAAAAGACTCATGAGAAATACGAAAAGAAAGAAGAGAATCACAAAAAACGTAAACGATGAGTATCTACAATTGTCTTTATAATATCATAGGTTATACAAGAAAAGAGGACTTATGTGTTGATGGTTATGACTCTTCTTATTCAGACTCCGACTCAGGGCTTTACCTTGACGAGCTTCAGGGTATGACACTCAGGATACTTAACTCCACAGGCGGGACAAGTGATATATGGGAGAAGATGACCAATGCAGTAGAGAACGCCATTAACTCATTTAAGATAGATGCCCTTCAGGAGATATTAAAGACAAAAGAACCAGCGCGTAAGAAGTTTATTGGTAATATAGGAGATAAGTCTTTCACATCAACACTGTTATCTGACACGTATCACGGACTCAGGATGTATTCTGATATCTATGGCGGTGCTTATACTCTGAGGGGCGTTACATTGATTCTTGACACTACCGAAGCCATTACACTTGAGATTTATTCAGGTGAGACAGATGAAGACGGAGCTGCTGCATTACATACCATTGCGCTCACCTCACTGGCCGGAAGACCTAAGTACACAGCAATAACGCCAATCGAGCTTTCTTTGCTTGGGAACTACTATTTTCTTTATACCACTGCCGGGGGGTTGCCATACAATAATAAACTAACGTGTAACTGTGGAAGTTATAAATGGTGCTTTGACATTAACCATCCATGCTTTAAATACTCACGGGACCGGTGGACTGAATGGGCTATGGTTGCAGGGGTTCATGGTTCTGACCTTACAATACGGGATGACTGGGGTACTTCACGCGATGCGCGCGGGTTGATCCTACATGGTGATTTTGGTTGTGATACGTTAGGGATTCTTTGCTCTGAACATTCAGATTGGACGGGCAATGAAGTGGATCAGGCAATTGCATGGGCTATCCTCTATAAGGCAGGATCTTTTCTAAGTACCTACATTATTGATTCTGAAGAGGTGAACCGTTACACTCTTTTAGGACTCGATAACCTGAATGCTAATGTGGTCTTATATGAAGAACGATACAAAGTGATGCTAGAGTTTATCGCTGCCAATATTGAAGAAGACAGAAATGAGTGTTTGAAATGTCGTAATCCTTTTGGCTATGGAAGACAATCACAGATATTATGACACCTGAAGAATATACTAATAGGTTCGAACGTGTTATTAAAGATATCAAAGTTCATAATGATGGTCAGATAATGACCCGTGTAGCTATCGAGGCACTGACCTTATTAAAAAAGAGGGTACAGGAGACAGGGACTAATGCAAAAGGGCAGGAGTTCAAAGCATACTCAACAAAGCCAATGCTGATAGGATGCAGTTCATTCAGGAAAGATGTTTGCAACCAGTTATTTGGAAGTAAAGAGAAACGAGCAAAGATGGACTGGCGAACTGTTGGGGGGTCAGGTGGATATGCTGCTTACTTGTCTGTATCATCAGGAGCATCAGGAGGGGCTAATTCGGGTAAGGGAAGAAGACTGGCCATCCTTCCGGGTGGCTACAAAGAATGGAGAAGACTGATGGGACGGCCAACTGACAAAGTTGATTTCACTGTTTCAGGGAGGATGTGGAATAATGTAACTGTAATAAGCAGCACATCAGATCATAAGAACGGAATGGCAATAATAGGAGCAAAGGAAGATACAGAGAAGAAGAAACTGGCAGGTAATACAAAGCGCAAAGGTGATATACTGGACCTGTCACAGAAAGAACAGGATATATTAAAAGAAGATTTTAACCTTGAGGTTTTACAGGTATTTAGAGAAAATGGATTATGAATCAATCAATAGCAAACATAATACGCGGGCATATTGAAGACCTGGACTTTGTAGATAAGATTGCAGGGCTTGTTTCAGCTATGACCTTTGATGTTAAAAGCAAAGAAGAAGTGGTTGAGAAGACTTTTCCCATTGCCTGTTGTGTTACCTCTGATGAATGTATCTCAGGTGCTTATGAAGACCTTTTGCCTAATTCGAAATATAATACTCTTATCTACTTTGAAGACGGTGGTGTGTCGTTTGATCGTTACGAGGGTAAGTGGAAATATTATACTTCTAACCTGAAACTTGTTTGCTGGATTAATGTCGCTAAGATACTTGGTGATGAGTGTAATATAGAAACGACATGTACCTAT